CCTCTGCCAAATTAGTCACAGCAGCATCTGTTCGTTCAGGGGGTGAGTGGAGGTCAGGACGAAATTAATCCCACGAAGTGGGAGTGTATATATATTTATATATATACACCCTCCGGTTATTTTCGGCCCTCCACGTCAGCACCCCCTGTGTCACCTCGCTTCGCTCGGTAACACCATCCCCCTTAATCCCCCTTCCTCGACCGCTTGCCAAAATCGCATCCGACATGCCATAATGGCTAGACCATGGCCAAGCGTCCAACGACCACCTCGAAGACCGCAGCTGCGAAACCGAAAGCTGCGCCGCGCAAACCGCGTTCGCCGGAAAAGAAAGTTGCGCCACCTGGTCCATCGCTTCCGTCGATCGAGCGGGATGCTGCCGGCCGCATTTCCCAGAAGGATGCCGCAGCGCTTCTCGGCGTTGACGATCGCACAATCCGCAACTGGCGTAACAACGAGAATTGCCCGGCGCTGTATGAGGGCGGGGCCGTTGATTTCCCGCGTCTTTCCAAGTGGCTAATCGAACGTGCCGAGGCACCGCTGCGCGCTCAGCTCGAACGCCGCACCGACGATGAAGACGAAGACGGCCCGAGCATTAAGCAGCTGCAGAAGCGAAGCATGCAATCGGCCAACCGGCTTCAGGATATCAAGGTGCAGGAGGCCATCGGCGAGTTCGTTCCTCGCTCCGTCATGTTCCATCATCTTTCGACTGCGCTTTCGGATGTAACCAGCCGTCTGCGGCCGCTCGGCGTCCATCTCGGACCCATTCTTTCGGTCGAAAAAAGCGCAGCCGGATGCACGCGGATAGTCGACGACGGTATCGACAAGGTGCTGCGCGAACTTGTGGTCGACGTAATCATGGACATGGGCAAGCGCGAAATCGATCCGTTCGAACAGGCGGATCTCGAGGCGGCCGAAGCGGAGCGCCAGGCGGAGAAGGAGCTCGAGCGTGAGCCTTCCGCTTAACGAATATGACAGCGCCGTTTGGGACATAATCCGGTTCAACACTCCAGATCTTTTCGAATATATCGAAGAGAACGGGGCTGGCATCTCGGACGAAATTCGGGCTGAGATCTGGGACGTTATCCGCAAGGTTATGCGGCCGCGCATGAACATGCGGGTCGACCAGTGCGCCGATGAATTCCGTTACATCACCCGGGAATCGTCGGCGACGCCGGGCAAGTTCGATGTCAGCACATACGAGGTTGCTCGCGGCCCTCTTGCTGCGGTCACTGAGATCGGCGTTCGCAAGATCACCGCGGTAGGCCCGACGCAGCTTTACAAATCCACGCTTCTCGAGTGCACGGCGCTGTATTTCGCCATTGTCGATCCCAAACCGATCATCCTGGTGCAGCCATGCTTCAAGGATGCGATCGACTTCATGGCCGACAAGATGAAGCCGATGTTCAATGCGACACCGGCGGTTCGCCAGCGCGTTTATCACACCACAAAAACGAACGTGATGTTCGTCGGCGGGCAGCTGTCGATCGCCAGCGCATCTTCCGAAAACAGCCTTGCTTCCCGCCTGGCTGGCGTGATGCTTTTCGACGAGCCGGCCAAATATGAATTGCTCAGCGGCCGCCATCCGGTTGGTTATGGCGAAAAACGCCTCGAGACCTATGGCGAGTTCGGCAAATCGATCCGCGCCTCTTCGCCGAAGACCGAAGATAATTTCATGTGGGAGCAGTATCTGCTTGGCGACCGCCGGCAGCCCTACGTCGAATGCCCTCATTGCGGACATGATCACGTCATGCGGTGGAAGCCGACCGATGGTGAGAAAAAGCGCTACCTGGTGAAATACGGTCGGCCGGCGCCGGAATTCAACGTGATCTGGGATATCGATCACGATACGGGCGACTGGGATTTCGGATCCGCTCGCTATGTCTGCCCTGATTGCGGCGTTCCGTGGAGCTATGGCGATCGCCTGAAGGCGCTTGGCAAATTCAAGGTGAAATGGCGTCAGACGAAGCCGTTCACATGCTGCCGAGATCATGCCGAAGGCGGCTATCAGGATCCTGAAGAAACCAGACTTTGGACGCCGATCATTGACGAGACCGATGGCTTCGAGGTCGTTGGTCGCGCAACTTGCCGTGTGTGCGACAAGCTCGCGGTTCCAAATTCACATGCCAGCTTTCAGGCAAGCCGCCTTTACAGCCCGAAAAACTTGTCGCTCCTCGTCGAAAAATGGAAGGCCGCGCTTTCCACGACGGGCGGGATCCAGGATTTCGTCAACGACGAGCTCGGAGAGCCGTGGAAGGATTATCGCGAGATCGTCCTGACTGCCGACGGCCTGCGCGCCCGTGAAGAAGAATATGAATTCGAGCTTCCCGAGCGTGCCGTCGTGGTGACCGCCGGCGTCGATAGCCATCCCGATCGCTTCGAGGTCGAGATCGTTGCCTGGGGCCGCAATTTCGAAAACTGGACCGTCGATTACCTGGTCATTCCCGGCGCGCCTGATGATCCCGCGACGCTCGCCGAGCTCGACAACGTGCTGATGCGCGAATTTGAAGGCAAGGATGGCAGGAAGCAGGGAATTCAGGCGGTTTGCATCGATTCCGGCGGCAAGAACAAGGAAGGCGAGGTCTATACCACCCGGGCGGTTTACACCTTCTCCGGTCAACGCCAGTCGCGCAACGTGTGGGCGATCAAGGGCGCTGCCGAACAGGGCGAGGTCGTCTATCCGGCATGGCCGAAAACCGCGTCGACCAATAACCAGTATCAAGTCCCGCTTTACACGATCGGCACGACGCAGCTGAAGAATGAGGTTCGTTCGCAGCTTGCGGTGACGCAGCCAGGTGCTCGCTACTGCCATTTCCAGCGCGGCCGTGACAGCAGCTGGTATACCGGCCTGCTTGGCGAGAAGAAGCAGAAGGTCGGCAGCGTCTGGCGTTGGCGCGCGAAGGATGGTGCCCGCAACGAGCCATTCGATTGCCGCGTCTATGCCCTTGCCGCGCTCGAAGGCCTGAAGGCGAAGCATCGCAATCCGCAGCTCGTCGAGGAGATCGCCGATAAGCTCGGCATTGGCGTGAAGCTCACCGAAACCGAAATGGAACGCTTCGACGATGACGAGCTCGAGCGCATCGCCGAGGAGACCGCGAGGTCCCTCGAGCAGAACCGCGCCAAGCCGATCACGCAGCGCAAAAAGGCGAAGATGCCGGTGCGCGAGCCGCTCGCCGAGTCCAAAAAAGAAGCCCCGCGTCCGAAGATTTCCGACACAGTTGCAAAAATCGTGCCAGATGAGCTAGAATTGCAATCGCCGGGTCAGCGCGATCCTTCTCCCCGCGTTTCTCCCGCGCGGCGTCGAGTTCCTTGGAGCCGTCGCTGATCCGGCAACCAATGGGCCATTTGGCTCGATGCGGAGATAGCCGGTGGCCGACGATCCAGATCTTCAGAACCTCGATAGCCTTATCGGGAAGGGTGTGAAGAGCATCTACAGCGAAGGCGACCGCGTCGAGTTCCAATCGACCGGCGACCTGATCAAGGCGCACAATCACAAGGCAAAGTCGAGCCGCAAGCGTCCGCGCTCTGGCCATGTCCGCATGAGCTGCAGCATCTGATGGCTGGTCTTCTCGACAGAATCGGTGATTTTATCCGTGGCGATGCCAGCACTGGCGCAATCGTCGACCGGGCCGTGGAAATCACGGGTTCGCAACGCCGCGATCTCATCAGTCAGCAAAAACGTGGCCAGTCGTTTACGTCGGCGTTCGGCCGATTTCGCGATTACAGCTACGCGTCGGACTTTTCGGGCCGGGCTTCGCGCGCGGGCCGTCTCGATCCGATGTATGGTCCGAGGCAGCTTGGTGCCGATATTTCGTTCCTGCGCGATGAAGCGCTGCGCGTTGCCATGGTCAACCCGCATGCCAACAAGGCGATCGAGGTATTGACCAGATGGACGATTATGTCCGGCGTGAACATCATCGTGAAGGCGCGCACGAAGCTTCTGCAAAAGCGCGTTACCGAGTCGACGAACAAGTATTTCATTGAATCCAATGACTCGGACAGCACGCGCCACGGCAATTATTGGGATTTCGAAAATCTCGTTGCTTCCTATTATTTTCGTGCTGGCGAAGTTCTGGCGCGCGCGCGGCCGCGCGATTTCAGCGACGGTCTCGCCGTTCCTGTCACCTTCGAAGCGATCGATCCGGTCATGCTGTTCGATGGTGCTCAGCCTCAGGGCGTGCGCGCTGGCAACACCTATGCCGCCGGTATCGAATTCTCGCCGCTGGGACATCCCGAGGCATATTGGCTTTATCGCGGCAACCCGCGTGAAAACCTCAAAGACCGCACGCCGATCCGCGTTCCGGTCAAGGATGCGTCTGGCCAGGTGCAGATCGTGCATCTGTTCGACAAGATCTTCCCGGGACAGATCCGCGGCATTCCGCGCGCCGTGCTCGTGCTCGCCACGATCTATGAACAGCAGGATCTTCGCTACTCGTTGCTGCGCCGCAAGCGGATGGAAGCCAAGATCGGCCTTATCCTGAAAGAAGGTGCCGAGGCGACCGAGAATCCTGACCTGCCTGGCTTCAATCAACAGGTCGAAGGCGAAGGTGGCCAGGGGCCGGCGGATCCCGCCGACGTGCTCGCGTTCAACGAAGAAGCGATGCTGCGCGACAACGCCGTTTTCATGCTGCCTACGGGCTGGGGCGTCGATCAGCTGGTTCTTCAGAATACCGCTGATTACAAAGAATTCATGGCCGATCTGCATC